TCTGACATGGATAAGCCGCAGGCTTAATTACGCTGGTATCGTACCAGCGAAAGCAGTAATGACACGCGAATGGAATACTCCTATTCGTGAGCCGTGGAATCCTTTAATCAAGCAGGTGCTAAACGCTATCGACCGTCATGAGCTGTTGTATCGGCAGACTGGTTTAGGTTGGCACGCTGCCAAGGCGCAAGAGTTGCGCTGGTATATCTCAGAGCTGAAGGGCTGGATTCACTGCGAGGAAGCTACCATTTCTCCCGATCAGCCCAAAACGCAGCAGACATTTTGCCCTTAGCGATGTTCTTGGCGTGACGCGCTTTGAAGGATGCTCGTCTTGCTTCTGCCGCCTTTGATTCACCCTGACGTGGTGGGCTGCCGCTAACACCCTGCTGCCCAAAGCGGATCAGCTTTACTTTGTCACCTTCCTTGGCGAGCACCGCGTGAGATTTGGTTGGATGCTTTGGCGTCCGTTTCGGTTTGTTATAACCGTCGAACTCCTCGCCACGGTAGGTAATCATTTCTTCAGCGGTGCCTCGCGCAGTTCAGACCGTAGCTTCAGCACTTTGCCGCCAGTGGCTTCTGATTTCAGTTCAAGGACAGGATCACCAGGCTGAGCGATTCGCACGACCTGCCCGCCACCCTGCGTGGTGATGGTGGCACGCTTGCCAGCCATGCCAGTCACCCTGCCAAAGGTGCGTGTGCCTTGGTAAACCCAGCTAACGCGTGAACCGATGCCGATTGCCATTACTTCTTGCCTTTAGTTTGTTTCTTGGATTTGCCCGCTTCGCTAAGTGCGATAGCGATTGCCTGCTTACGGCTTTTTACGGCTGGTCCTTTTCCCGGTCCCGGCTTGCCGCTTTTCAGTGTCCCGGCTTTGTACTCGCTCATCACCTTGCCGATCTTCTTTTCGGCTTTGGTCGGTTTCTTCGCCATGACGCCAAGCTTCAATGCCTGTGAGCAGTGTAGAACCGTCAGCCGTTGCCCAGCCTTTGTCGGTGTAGACGGCAGCGATCCAGGCTTCACCATGCAACGCTTCTACCACGTCGCTTTTGATGTGGAAGATCCCTTCGTTTCTGAAGTGTCTAAGCCTCGGTAGTTCCATAGCGTCTCTTCAGTTGCTGCAAGGTTAGTTCACTGCCATCATCGCGTACCAGTTTGGCGATAGCGTCCTTTCCGCCATACTTGTCTACAAGCATGTTGAAGTAGGGCACCTTTTCCTTGCCTAGCACTTCGGCTTTGGTCGCTGCGTCCTGCTTGGCTAGCCATTGTCCGTAGGACATGTCGGCAGGTACTGGACCATCCATGCTGGCACGCTTGCCAGGTGGCGGCGGATCAAAGCCTAATTCTTTGTAGTCGATCACGGGCACGGTCGTGGATCTGCAGTTGAAATGCTGCGGTGGTGTTGGTCCCTTGCCGTATTCAAACTCGCGTCCGTCTAATGCCCTGCAGATCGAAGAGGTACGGCTATCAAGCGTGGCAACGTAGCGATACTTTTGCGTGATGTCCTGATTCGCTTCGTAGACCTGTTGGCTGGCGGCATTGGCTACTTGATTGACGCTGGTGCGAACGAGCGTCATTACTTGGTTGTCAGTTGCCTGGGTTAGCTCACCACCTTTTTGAGCAAGCTGCCTAACGCTGCCAGCTTCACCTAACTGCAGGTTGCCAATCAGGCGCTTGGCAATGGCAGGGGTTGGTTCGCCGGTTAGCAAACCATTCCGTACAACCTGTGAGAATCGCTCGGCTTGATCTGCGGCGATGCCACGGAATGCTTTCTGTACAACCTGTCCATTTGGCAGCGTGATCGTTGCGCCCTGCGCTGCAGTCAGGCTGAACGTCTGCGGTGCGCCCTGCACGGCAGCGAATAGATCATCGCTCAGGGTGACGACGTTGATCTGCGTTGGATCTGTGGTGACCACAGACTGTGCAAACTGCGGGCTGATCTCTACGGTATTAACCGCGCTGCGGGCACCAGCAGGCAAAGCGCGGCGTAGCTGATCTTCTACAAACTCAGACTGCAGCAGGGCTAAACCTTGCAGTTCGCCGGTCATCGTTGCAACGCTGGCATCAGACCAAGTGCCAAGCGATTCCTTTAGTTGCGCCAGAATTGCACGCAGCCTGGCAGCTTTGACCGGCGCTGCCAATTCATCAATGGTGCGTAGCTGATTGACCGCATCAATGATGATGTCGTTATACGAAACGACGAGCTGTTTTGCGACGCTATTGCTGTAGCGGTTTAGGTCAATCGCGTTGCGGTACAGGCTGGCTGGTGTGCTCACGGATCAATCCCGATATCAGCAGGGTGACAGGACGTGATGGAGTAAACATCAGCGCCTTGTTTTAATGCTTCTTTGAATAGCAGTATCAGTGCATTGCCGGTTTCATCGCCTGCATCTTCGATGTTCATTTCTTCTACGGCATAGATTCTGCCTTGCTTAAACCAAGAGACCCTAACGATGGCAAATAGATCAGGCGGCAATGTGCCCTGCACGCAAGACAGTTGTTGCTTGCGTGGTTTCTTGAAGGCGCCCATCATCAGCCACATCAGCATGGTTACATCATGCCGGGATTTGTTCTTCGTCTTCGTCGTCCATAGATTCTTCTGGCATTTCTTCGTCTTCGATGTCTGGTGATTCCTCAGGCATTTGTTGCATTGCCCGTGGCTCAGGCTGATCCATTTCAATCAGGCCACCATTTTGCGTAGCTTCTAACTCTTCCTCTACGTCGAAGTCATCGCCCAGGACTTCACCTTCGCTGAGCTGGTCTAGCAGTGTTTTCTGAGTGATAGTGCCTGCGGTGTAAAGCTGCAGCAGGGATTGGATCTCTGCCGGTTCAAGACGTGAGCCTAGGAAGTCGCGGTTAACGTAGCTGCTGCCAGCCTCAGGGATGTTCAGATACTGCGCGTGATAAGTCAGGCAGTTGTCGATCATGTCCTGCATGTTCTGCGCAATGACCATCATGGTGCTGTCACCTTGACTGCGGTCGATGCGCTTAGCCTCGGCGGTTTCAGCCGATAGCTTTTGACCGAGTACAGCGGACAAACCTAGTTCGTTGATCTGATAGGCGATCTGCTCTAGACGCTTGAACTGCGCTTCAAAGCTGTTGCCACTGGGTTCGATGTACTCTGCCCGTCCTTCTGATGGGAAGGCGATGGCTTCACCGGGACCGGCTGATACTTCCTCGGCAGCAGATGGGAAGCCGAAGAACGCCAGCATCGGCACGGCACAGATGTGGAGCTGATTGTCTAGGTCAGATTGGATTTGGTACGCCTTCAGGTTTAGCTCCGCGATGTCTTCCATCGGCGGACGTGATTCCATGAAGTTGATACGGTTTGAATAGGCAACGCTGAAGGGGATCCTGTCTAGCGTCGTGGTGCCGCTGTCGAAGACTTCAAAGCCGCTGGTCTTTTCATCGCGACGGTGGATTTCAAAAGCGCCAGGGGTTAGCACCCTGACCTGTTCGACTTCCTTCTCGCCGTATAACCCATCGGGCACGACAACCCGCTCCAACAGGCGCAGTTGGCTGAGCTGTTGCTGCCCATCTTTCAGTTCAGTGCGCCAGCCTAGGATGTCACGCGGCGTATAGCTGACCCAATACGGTCTTCCGTTTTCACCACTAGCAGGTGCATCCACAAGCACGCCAACATGCCCGTAACGCACCATTTTGCGTGCGGTTTCATAAGTCCAGACGTTGAGGTCGTTGCCGAGCAGGTCTACGTCGAAAAGCTGCTCGCGTACCAGATCGGATACATCGTTTAACCTGACCGGCTTGCGAGTCAACATGCCAGCGAGCATCCGCTCAAGCCGGACGTAATACGGTGCCAGCACTGACCGTGCCAGCCTGTTGTCGTAGCTTTCGTCTAGCTCGCGTGGTTCTTGCGGGAGGTAACGGCGATGGCGGCGCCGCATTTCGTAGGTGCCACCGATCAGATCTTCAATCAGAACCCAGTGTGGTTCTTGGTTACGCCAAGCAGAATTGGGATCATTGACCTGCGCGACGCGACTGGTCAGTTGGCGGTCATAGTGACGAAAGCCGGAGTACACCAGTTTTATCGCGCAGGCTATGGATCAGTTTAAGCAGCTACAGGTTGCTCGCTGTTA